ATACAAACTGTAAAATTCTAAAATAGAGATAGAAACGGAGGGAACAGTCAATGTATAACACATTCAACGGCTATATGCAGGGCATGCAGCCATACGGAAATCCATACGCTGACAGACTTGCGGCAATGCAGCAGAACCAAGCAATGCAACAGCGTTGTGATGTAGTCACTGTCAATGGCGAGAACGGAGCGCAGGCATACCCGCTGGCACCTAACAGCAGCGCCTTACTGCTTGACGAAAGCCAGCCGCTTGTGTGGCTTGTCAAGACCGACGGCGCAGGTTACAAGACGGTGTCGGCATTTAACATCACACCACACGAACAGACGCAGCAGCCGACCAACGCTGACCTTGAACAACGCATAACTAGATTGGAGGAGATCATCAATGCGCAATCCGATACTGGACGCAATGCAAAAACCAAACAGCGGGCAGCAGCCGCAGAACCTGCCGCCAAATAACGGCGGGAATTTCTTGCAACAGCTGGCGGAATTCCGCAAAGCCCTTGGCGGGAAAGACCCGCAGGCGATAGTACAAAACTTGCTCAACTCCGGGCAGATGAGTCAACAGCAATTTCAGCAGTTGAAAGCCCAAGCCGAGCAAATACAGCAAATGCTTAAATAAGGCGGCGCGCAGCCTTGTTTATAGAAAAAATCTAACGAAAGGACAAAAACGAAATGGACAATTACTCTCTTTCCGACCTGCGGGCAGCCGTAGGCGACGACAATGGCGCATTTGGCGGCAACGGCGCTTGGTGGGTTATTCTGCTCTTCCTGTTTTGGGGCTTCAACGGCAACGGCTGGAACAGACAGGGCGAATTCGGCCAGTACGCCACCGCTGCCAGCCAGCAGGAAATTCTGTTCGGCCAGCAGTTTGGCCAGCTGAACGACCGGCTGAACACTATCGGCAACGGCATTTGCGACAGCACCTTTGCGCTGAACAACAGCATTTTGACCGAGGGCCGAGCAATCCAAGGCCAGCTGGCAGACTGCTGCTGCAAGAACCAGTTGGCGACGGCTAATCTGTCTGCACAGATGAACCAGAACGCTTGCGACATCACAACGGCAATTCACGCAGAGGGCGAAGCCACCCGGCAGCTGATTCAGACGAACGAGATCCAGGCATTGCGGGACAAGGTGACCAGCCTTGAAATGGACAGCCGCTTCTGCGGTGTCGTTCGCTATCCGACAAGCTACGCATACAATGCGGGCCCGTCTCCGTTCTGCGGCTGCAACAGCTGCTGCAACATCTAAACACACGCCACCACGGCGAGGATTTCAACCGGCGGGGGCGGCAACAGCTGCTCCCGCTAATCTTTTTAAGAAAGGAAAAACTAAAAATGTCAAAATCTGCAATTTATACCACAAACACAACCGAGCCCACCATCACGGCTGGCAGCGTTATTCCGGTTGGTGTGACCTCCCGCCGCTTTGGCTGCAACATCCGGCAGGACGGCAATACGATCACACTCTGCGGCAGCGGATATTATAAAGTGACCGCCGTGGCCACTGTTACGCCTCCTGCCGCTGGCACTGTTTCTTTGACAGCCCAAAAGGACGGCGTTGCCGTGATCGGCGCAACTGCAAGCGCCACCACAGCCGCCGTAAATGAAACCGTCACGATGACAGTGAGCGCCATCCTCCGCAACGCCTGCGGCTGCGACAGTTCGATTCTGTCCTTTGTGCTTGGCGGTTCTACTGCCGTCGTCAACAACTTGTCAGTGACGGTCGAAAAACTGTAAAGGCGGCCGCTTATGACTGCAAGTGAAATTTTCGGGCGTATCAACGCCCACCAAATCGAGGGAGTAATGCTGCACAGCCAGCTGGCTGAATATTTCGGATTTTTGAACCTTTGCGGCTATCAGTGCCAGCAAGAATTCCAGGCGATGTCCGAATTTTCCGAACATCAAAACACCGTTCTGTATTTCGTCTCACGCTTTAACCATCTGCTGCCGGAAGCAAAAGCCAAAGACCCTGAGATCATTCCGGACGCGTGGCGTGGCTACGCCCGCCAGCAGGTAGACGCCGGAACCAAGCGCAAAGCAGTCCGTGACGCATTTCTGCGGTGGCGCTCTTGGGAAACAGAAACCAAGAAACTGTACGAACAGGCATACGCAGACTTGCACGAACTTGGCGAGGTTGCTGCTGCTTGTGAAGTCAAAAAGCTTGTTAAATCGGTAGCTTGCGAGTTGGAACGCGTTGAAAGTCAACAGATCACGCTGGAGTGTTTAGATTACGACCTTGCGGCGATCTACGCAGATCAAGACCGATCGCTCGCGAGATATTATCCGCATTTTGGAGCCGTGACAGATTAAAAGAAAAAGGGCGGAGCCTTTCGCTCTGCCCTTGTTCTCAATATTCCCGCTGCACGTTGACCAGCTTGCCGTGCTTAGCTTCTGCGTGTTGCAATTCGACTTTATCGAACCCAGCGCACCGGCAACGATAGCCGTCTGCAAAAGTGTAAACGAAAACCACCTCTTTGTTCATTTTTTCACCCCCCTATACGAAAGGAAAAAAAGCTATGATTTCATTGGATATATTGAATCAAGATATACTCGACCTCGAACGCAACCACGACACGACCTGGGCGACGGTTGAACGCCTTGCCTGGCTGTATATAGTCCGTGACCACCTTACTGGCGGCGCCAGCAAGTCAGCCAAGCCTGTGAGCACTGACGGCTCAAGCGACTTCTTGGCGGCCGCTGACGGCCTGGAAACCTGCCAGGTGCTCGACCTTATGGACGAACTAATGGACACGCTCCAGGTGATTGCTCCGGCACTCTATCACTCTGCAATGCTACGGCTGGACGAATTGGAGCCCTCCTCGTCCTTGCCGAGTGAGCAAGCGATCAAATAAACTTGCTGAAAGTCTGTAATCCGGGCGACTGGCTGCTGCTGGTCGTCTTTTTTGTCGTCCTCTTCCTCCGACCCATCCACAGCCAGCAGGACGCCCGCCAAGACTGTTAAGCCACCAAGGCAGATAAACGGTATAGGTAGCCACCAAAACCGCTCTGAAACCAAGCAGAAGCCAACACAGGCAACCGCACAGCCAAGCCACCGCAGCACGGCGGATATTGCATTTCTCATCGCTCTTTTGCCTCTCTTTCCAAGTGCTCGGCCAAGTCCACCAACCGCTTGACCTCTTTCCGTCTGCCGTCCAATTTCAACCAAATTCTGTCCGGCGTGAATTCCGACGCGTCCTTGATATGTAACGCATTCAAGAACGCCAACTCTGTGCGGCTCTCTCCGTGTCTGCGGCAGATATAAAAGTGTCGCTCACCGTCTAACAAGTGTTGCAGCAGCACCGCCATATATCGGCTGTACTCAGGCAGCACACGCTTGTTTTGGCCGAACAGCCTGGGCGAATAGCCGCCCAAGTGCCAGTGGATTGTATTGTGAATATCCATCGCGTTAGCCCTCCATCTTCTTTAACTCGTCGTAGCCCTCAATGCAGCGTTCCGGGTCTCTCGGGTCGTAATCCATCTTGCGCAACTCAATGCGTCTGTTCTTCATATTGTGCCGGTTCTCGAAGCACAGACGCTCAAATGCTTCCAGAGCCTCCTGTTCGTTGTCGCCAATCCACAGCAACTCCTCGTCTCCAGGCTCGCCGTTCTTGCGGATGTCGATGTCCGCCACGCTGTACCAGGTGCCCTCGTAAGCCACCTCGTACGCCCACTTGGTGAATGTGCCTGCCTTTTCGTCCCGCTCCTCGTAATGTTCAATGGCGGCGAGCGCTGTCTCCAGGCTTTCAAAGCGGTCGATTTCTTTCTTGTCTTTTGCAGTTCTCAAGATGTATGCGTTCATAATTTTCTCCTTTCGCGTTTTTGCTCGCCAGCTTTTATTTGGGCTGGGGCTGATGTTCTCAACCCCAGCAGAAGCATTTTTTAATATCCCCATTTTGTCAGCCGGCGCTCAATTCTGTCTTTAAGAAATTGACTGCCTGCGAACCTTGCGTGTTCTGCGTTGCTTCCTTGTCGGCAGTCACTCATCACCATATCGTAGAAATATTTGGCCATATCTTCGTGCGGCTGTTTCAAGAAGCTTTCAGCTTTTTTGTATTCCTCTGTGTCAGTTGCATAATCGCAAATGGCGTTTTCGCAACCTCCGATAATGTCGGAAGTCCAGCCATCCATCAACTTGTACATTGCCTTTTGGTGCGCGTCCATTTCTCTAAGCTTCATTTTTTTTGTTCTCCTTTCAGCTTCGGTCGGGGTTCCTTTCCCCTCCCCTGTGATTATATAATACCACACTCGGCGGCAAAAGTCGATACTTTTTTTATACTTTTTCAATACTTTTTCTATATTTTTTTGACTTTTTCAAAATCTCGCTGTAAAATAAAAGTGATTAGGCCACCCGCACCTCTGCCAGCGATCCCCGGCAAGTGTCCCAGCGGTGGCTTTTTTTTGGCATAAAGAAAACACCCAGCCAGTTGACCGGGTGTTTCCTTCTGCTCGTCACATTCTCGAAAGAGGAAAAGAATATGCTCGTCGGGTTGCTGTCCGACTTGTTGATAGTTACCCGCTGCCTGTGGGCGTAGATCAAATGCCCAGCCCTGGAGAAATACGGCGCTTCGGGTGGCCGCCCTACCAACAATATAATTATAGCCGATTGCAGCGGTCTTGTCAACGTCCGGCTGTCAAATGTGGCGCAAAATCTTCTTTTCGCACTTGTAGACGATGTTCTGTGCGTGCCGGACAGAAATGTCAAACTCCTCCGCCAGCGGCTCAAAGCAAACGCCATCAAGCCACCTGCGCTTGAATATGCGGCGGTGCTGCTCGTTGAATATGTACTGCTCTATCAAGTGCTCCCATTGTTCTCTTGACAGGTCTGCCACATCGTCCGCCCTCATCTGCTCCACCTCATCTTGATTTCACCCGCCCGCTGCCTTTGCAAGTCGGGCATTTCTTGTAGCCGGAATTTCCGCCGGTCTTGCGCACTCTCCTGCGAGTGACGGTTCTAACTGTTTGTCGTGCCAACGAGATCACAGCCTACAAAATTGTTATTGCCGCCGTCTTCCGTGTCTTGCGTTACGGTTTGGTCGGTCGTCACATCGTCAAACTGGCTCTCGTAACACAGCCACGCAATGTTTGACCCAATTAGCGCAAGGATCAAAAAAACGATAATTAAAGCAAGCCGCCGAATGTTACGCTCCGCTCTGGCAGACACAGCCTCGAATGCTGCGTAAGGAACATTTGCCGACACTTGGCAGCCGTCGCACTGTTTGTTATTGTCCATCGCAATCCCTCCATTATCCGTGTATAATGATCGACACAACCGATGTCACAAGCGTTCCGACGACGCTGGTGGTGATGATCCACAACAGCTTATCGTACGAAGCAAGGCGTTGGAGCAGCAACTCAATGCGCTTGTCATCGTTCGCGAATTTGTTACCAACTGCTCTGTGCCTTTCGTCGCAGGTCGCTTGGCGGACATATCTCCCGTCGAATTCATCCAGCATTGCGTCAATATCGTCTCTGTTCATTCCCACCGATCTCCACCCCTTTCTTATTTAACAAACAGGGTGTTGTCGGACTTCTCCCAAATGCAAATCCAACCGCTGGGAATTTTAGCCCACAGATTTCCCGATTTCGCCTTTTTGACTTCAAGCAAGGAAACTATCGTCCCCTTTCTCAAAAACGCAAATGCGGACTTCTTGGCGGTCGTAGCGTGCTTCTGTCCGTCCTCTGACAGGTCGCTGACCTTTTTGCGCCCTGTATCTGCGCCGCAGCCCTTGTAAACGCCACGCACGGCGGTCAAGATATGTTGCCCAAGGTGAACCACCGGAGCCACCGGCTTCGGCTTCTTGTGGTTGACATCGTTCACGCTGCACAGCGGCTTAACGCCTTTCGGCGCAGTAAACAGCCAAATGCTGCCAATGTCTGCCGCAAGCGCTGACGGCTGCACATAGACTTCTCGGTCGTTTTTGACCTTCGTGTAAGCCTTGCGGCGTGCTGTCAAGGTGAATTTGCCGTCGTACCAGTACGGGTCGAGAATGATTAGATTTCCGGACTTGTCGATCCCGCCGACATAGATATAGTGCCCGCTGTTGCTGAACAGGCGTTTGCCTCTGCCTGTCACGCAGATAATGGCACGCCCGCCGTTCTTTAGGTGCTTTTTCAGCGTATCGGTGCTTTTCGTCTGCTTGGCAGTAATGCCGTAAAACTTTTTGAAATGCTCGGCAATCTTGGCCATATTCGTGCCCTCTGCCGCTCTCGCGCCCATCTTGACACACTCGGCCGCCCATCTCTTTGTGTTCATCGTGGCAGGCACAACGCCGAAGTTACGCAGAACCATCAAGCTGGAGCACACTCCGCAGCCGCTTGTATAGATACAGCCGGAAGTGCCGTAACGGTAGGGATGGCTCTTGCTTGCGTACGGAATGCCCTTGCAGGCCTCGGTGGTCTGTCTGCAATAATAAAGAAGTGTACCCATCACTGCTCCCCATCGTCTTCGGTTCCGCCCTCGGCTTTTTCAATCTTCAAGACCTCATCAGCCTTGACAGCCGCAGCCGTAAAACTGTTGTTTTTCCACCAAGCCCACACGGCGGCAACAGTAGCCACCACGGCAGAAACGCCAGTGTAAACCTCATCATCGCTAAACGGCAGCGGATTCTTGCCGCAGGCATTCAGCACTGTGTTCAGCAGCGCCACGAACAGCACCACCGTTCTTACGATTGTTTCTTTGCTTACTTTCATTTTTGTTACCGCCTTTCTTAATTTTCGCTGCTCTCTTGCAGCTTGTTGATTTCTGCCCGATATTCTGCCCGCTTTTGACGGATTGGTGCGTACTCCTCCTCGGACAGCGCGCCGTCTGTGTACTTCAAGCAGAGATAATCCGTCTCGGCAAGTTCAGCCTTAAAGAATGCAATACGGCTTTCGGTCTCTACATTCATTTTGCCACCCCCAATATCTCAATAGTCGTTCCGGCGCCAATTGTCTTTCCGTTTGTCGGAAACGACAGGACTTTGATTGCGCCGTGTTTTTCAACGTCCCGAAAGATATTGAATGTAATGCCGCTCGCGTTCCATATCGTCTGTCCGTTCATTGAATTGGCCGCATTGAAGTTATTTGAGATATTGCTCTTGTTCGCTTGAACACGCACCATATTATCGGTGATCTCTACATCAGCAACAACGAAAGAGCCTTTTGTGGTGGCAGCCTCGAACCGGAAAGCGTTGGGCAACATACACTTACTCGTATATGAGTTGATGTACACAGACTGATCGCCGGCGGCAGAGTTGGCAACACTCCCGGCCACCGCCATACGCAGCCTAATCTTGCGGCAAGGCTTGTCAAGTTTCCAGGTTTGATTCGCTGTGACATCAGCGTCAAAAGTCTTTGTGAACACAGGCTCCCAAACCTCGGCAACAGGTGCAGACCCGCCACCGCCAAACCACGGCAAGTCTGCCCAAGCCGTCACGCCGTCGCCAACCTTTTCCTTGCCCTCTGTGCTGTCAATGCCTCGTTCGCCTTTGTACAGCACAGGGTTGGCAGCCGCCCAGTTTTCGCTTGTGTCTATCCTGGTGGTGAACACGCTGTCTTTTAAGTAAACATTCATTTTTTGTCCTCCCACTCTGCGACTTCGACGAATAAGATCGTGGAGTCTTTATATGCGGAAATCGTCGTGTCCGGCTTTCCGATGTAATTTGCTTGCACGGTCTGCCCTTCAGTGACTGGTAAAATGATTTGTGGCGTTGAAAGCGTTTCATAAATGCTGCCGCGCTTCCTCACAGATCGTAAAATGCGTGAAAAAGTTCCGTCTGCGTTACTGACAACAATATTTATCTCGCATTGAGTCAAGTCTGTTGATTTCCACAAATACATTTGCGCAGACACCCGCACCTTTTTAACGCCTGCGCCGATCACGACTCCGTTGTTTCCAAGACTAAGCCCAGAACCGCTACTGCGTGTAGATCCGGTGAACGGTAAAATAACAGGATTTTCGTATGTGCCCTCTTTCGTAATCTTCGTGTCACTCGGCAAACACGCTTGCAGATAAGACACGCCTTTGTGCGCTTCCAGCTTGGCAACCCTTGCCGACTGGTCGTTGATCGCTTCGGTGATCGCAGCGTTTGCAACAGGGTTTTGGCTGCCCTCCGACAGAGCGCTGTCAAGAGTAAAAGCAACGCTGTCCTTTATTGCTCCACCAGCGTCGAACACGAAAGTGATGTCCTCGCCTGTCAGCATATTCGCCAACGCTTCCAGTTGCTGGGCTTTCACATTTAGTTTAATTGGTGATAATGCCATCTTCGGAATTCCTCCTTTATATTTTTATTTTACCCTATTACGCTCGCAAAGTCAACTGCAACAGAAGTTCCGCGAGCCGCCAATGTTCTGCCGTCAACGGTGGGTGTGCCGTCTGTGCATTGCAGGTAGCCCCAGTAGCCGACATCTGTTGTCAGCATTTGGAATAGGTCTTCCAAGATTTGCAGCCAGCGCCACACGCCAGCCTTGTCAACGCCCCAAGAGTCAATGCGATAGCTGCTCGTAATGTAGTATATGCTTTCGATTTTGGAAGAGTTGAGCACCTGCATATCCGCTTCAACTCCGTCAAGAACAGCCTTTACATCCGCCAACTGCGTCCCGCCGTATGGCTGAGCCACTCCGTTGACAGTGCTTTGTGGCGGCTTCGTTAGCGCTCCAATCTTGTACTTGTCTTTTGTTTGCAGATCAAACAGCGCTTTGATGATCTGCGCGTTTCTCCATATATCGTTGAGCACATTCTCCGTCAAGAAGTCCACCGGCTCATAATAATTTTGATAACCCTCGAGTGACCCGGCAGCAACAACGGTAATCTCACAAACATCCGTGTACTCCTTTTCGTCAGCTGTCACTACAACGCTGATCTGAGCAACACCAGCCGCAACAGCCGTCACCACCGACCCGTCTACAGCGGCAACGCTTGGCATAAGCGACAGCAACTCGACATCGTAATCATCGCAGCCGATTGGGAGCACGGTGTAATCTGCCTGCCAGGTGTCTCCAACTCGCAGCGTTGTTTGCTTTATATTGAAGCTTACGCCCTCAACCGGAACCTTGACGCTGACACGCACCCGGAATTCCGGCACTCCATAAATAGGCAGCGTGCTGTTTACAGACAACCGCAGGTCTGCCGTCCCTTTTGCCTTGCCGTGAACCACCACGGCGCCGTCCACATATTCAGCACTGCAAACGCTGCTGTTTGTGTTCTTTACCGTCAGCGACTTGTCGGTTGCGTTTTCCGGATACAAGAAATAGTCCACGCCCTCGACCAGCTTGGCGGTTTCTCCCTGCTTGACCGATATGTAGTCTTTTGTAAGCACAAAATCATTCACATAGACTTTTGAAGTTTTGAATGTTTTCTGCGACGACAGCGCCTGCATTCCGTTTTCTGCCTTTGTGATCCGCACCACCAGCGAATAGAGTGTATCAATTTGCAAACCGCGAATGTAAAAGAAAATATTTGCCGAGCCGGAATAATTCGCAGAAACAAAATCACCGCCATTCAGCGAATATTCAACCAGCGATATATTTGTACCGGTTTGGAACGAAACCCTCGCATAATCAAATCCGGCTAAAATTTGCACATTAGTGAGAAAAACTGGCTTTGCGACATCCGCTTTGTCCATCGCGGCAATGCCTTCAACTCTGCCGCCACCGATGAGGGTCGTGCCGAGAACCAAGCCAACTTCCCCCTTGATCTCTGCCGCCTTGTAGCCGTCCGGGTCGTGTTCCACCAGCTGATTGTACACTCCGAACAGCAGAACCGGCTTCCCGCTGCTCGTATCAACCGCCGTGTCGGTCGCTTCGTGCTTCTTGCCGTCAATGGTCAAAGCCGGCGCTCCATTCCATTGCCCAGCTGCACCTGTTCCGCTGCCTACATAATGAATGTACATTTCCGCCGTAACCAGCGAGCTGTTGCTCGTGTTATCAACGACAGACCGCCAATCAACCCACAGCTTGTAATCCGGGGCGTCGAACATTTCACCGAGAATTCTACCAGCTGCCATTATATCGCCTCCACTTCAAATACGCCTGTCAGCGTGTCCGTGACCTTGGTGACCACCATTACATCGCCCAAAATATTGTACGCCTTTCCGATTTTTGGCCGATCAAGAGTACTGAATGTTATTTTTGTGCGCCGGTTGTTCTGCTCCAACAGTTCGTCGCAGATTGCTTGTGGGTCATCCGTGCAGATATAGGTCTCATAGCTGACCTCGCTCGCTTCGTCGTTGTCCGCCAACTCGGCGCTTTTTGACACATACTCGACCGTGGTGTCTTCGTATTTGTTCCCGATAATGACAATCTTATTGCTCGACTTGTTCACCACGACGCAATAATTTGCTTCTTTTTTCTCGAATGTCACATTTTTACTGGGCGTTCCGGAAATCACATCGTCGCCGTCTGCATTCTTTCCGGTCACTTCATACGCCTTTAAGTTGGCGTGCGGGCTGCTGAATGTGATTTTTACCTTTTTATTTTTGGCAATGTACCAGTGGTATAACTCCTCGGTGTCTTTGACCTGCGACAGCTTGTGCAGTTTTAGCGTGACGGATTTAACCAAGTCCGTCTTGTCGTATTTTGGCGTTCCTACGATATTTGCTTCCGTATACTCCACCGCCGTTTCCTCCGGATCCGTCGGAACAGGCTCAACTCGCAGCGTGTCAAAGCCGTCTTGATTGCTGAACCGCAGCCCGGAGCCTATCGCAATGTATTGTAGCGCTTCTCTGACGCTGCAAATGGGAATATATCCGTCAATGTCCGGCTCTTCCCATTCGTCTATGCTTATGTCGTAACCCAGCGGATTGACCAACGCTCTAATGACCTGATTTGCACCGGCTCCGAAAAATCCGCCGAGCGTCTGCGCTTCAAACACGGACACGACATTGTACGCCTGTATCGTCGTGGTGTTGTCCCCATTTTCCGCTCCCTGGTTGGCAAAAAAGCGCTCAATATTTTTTTCGCCGACGCAAAAGTCAATCGTCTGTTTGTTCTGCACGAGATAGTCACCACGCTGTGGGTCAAGCACCGTCAAATCCAGCGTGTCATACTCCAGCGATTTTGCCGTCAGCGAATACAGCTTTGACGCCGACGCGGATATAATGCTATCGTCGCCGAATTCTCGAGCAGTGCCAAACTCAATGCCCCAAATACCGATGAACGACAGCGGCTCCACCTGCTCAACCGTCAATGTAATGCTGTTTGCATTATCTATCACGAGCGGGAAAAATTCTTCTTTTTCGCTGCCGGTAAACTGCCCCGAAGCAACCAGCGCATTGTCTTGAAACGCCTCGATTTTTAGCGATTTAATCACATTCCGTGATTTTATCGTCAGCCCTGACATCGAATAAAAGCCTTTTAGCGATATTTCAATCTTAAACGGAGAGTTTGTCGCCCCATCAGCAAAAAGTCCGTTGCTGTCGCTTCTGTAAGCCGACACGACGCCATCCGTGAACTGCTGCGCGCTCGGGTCAAGCAAACGGACGTGCTTATTCAAATCAAAACCCTGCGGCTCAAAGGACAGGAAGTCCTGGGAGCGGCCAGTAAACACAGCTTGCAGGTTTCCGCTGTTGTCGTTAAAGAAAGGCTGCAAAGTCACATCCGGTATCTCAAATGTTGCCCCATTAGCGGCGCTTGCGGAGAAGTCGGAATACTTAAAATAGCCGTATTTGTTCTCACTCATCGCAAGTCACCCTTTCAAATGTGACGGACAGCGCCGTGCTGTAATATGTGCCGTCGTAAAGCACGCCCTTAATGTCGTCGCCGGTCACTGTGACGGAATACTCTCCGGTGTTTGTCCCGGTGTTGCTGTCCGGCACTTCCAGCAAGACGCTGTCTGCTGTCATTAGCAGCGTTTTAAGTGCGTCGTACGCCGCAAAATCGTTATTAAAAAATGTCACATCGTAATTTGTGCGCTTGCCCTTAATGTCCCGGTGCCGGCGGCCGTCCATCGTGACGACATCGTAATAGTATTCATACGCGACAGACGGCTTGATCGTCCCCACATTCTCATAAGTGACGCCGTTGATTTTAATTGCAATCATTATCAGCCTACCTCCTTTGCGACAACTTTAAGAACTGGCAGCAGCGCACGAGCAAATGCATTCAAGCTGGCGTTCGGGTCAATTCCCAGCGTCACATTGACATTGCTGACGCCGCCAACTCCACCAGCGCCGGAGCCTTTTATATTGTAGCCCGCACTTATTGTTTGCTCGCCAAAGTCAAACGATTTTTGTATCTGCGAAAGTACAAGCCATTCATTTTCTTTGATACCTTTTGCAAATAGCTTCATCATATCCGGAGCGTATGTGTGGAAGTTTGAAAGCGGGCCTTTTTTAGGCTCGGAAAAGCCCAAAATATCACGGACCTTCTGCGCCGTATTGCTTACCGTGCTTACAAGATTGCCCCACATTTCTTGAATACCGGACACGAAATTGTCGATCATATCACGACCCCAATCTCGGGCACCATCAACGGCTGCGCTAAATCCGTGGCCGACCTCGCTTATAATGTCCTTTCCTATACTAAACAGAGAAGATATCGACCCAGAGACACCTCTCACGACTGACATTATAATTTGCGGTGCTGCCTTTACAATCTTCGGAAGTGCTGCGACCAATCCTTGAGCAACGCTGACGATAATCGTTATGCCCATTTGCAAGATTTTGGGCCGCATTGCTTTCAGTGCAGTGATTAAGTTGCCAATAATAACCGGCGCTTGCTGCAAAAGGATCGGGATCGCATTGATCAATCCGGTCGCCAACGCTGTGATCAGCGTAACAGCAGCGTTCAGCAAGTTGTTGAGCGTTTCTGGGTCTGTCAGCGTTGTTACAATCTGCAAAACGACATTGACTATCGTCGGCACAAGTTCCGGCAGCGCTTGGGCAATTCCGAGTGCCAGCTGCGTGATGATGTTTAGCCCCATCTCCAAAATGGTCGGCAGCATTTCAATAAGTCCAGTTGCGAGAGTGGTTACGACGCTGACCACTGCCGGAAGCAGCGCCGGCAAAGATTGATTTATACCGTCAACCAGTGACTGGATGATACCGAGAGCGGCTTCACCCAGCGACGGCAACACTGCCGTTATCAGTTCCGGGAGTTTTTCGGAAATCACAGGCGCCAGCTTCTCGATCAGCGAACTGACACCCTCAAGCGCTTGCTGCACCCTTGGCAGAATGTTGTTTGCTGCTGTCGCAACACTGTCAACAAACTGATTTACGAGCCCCTGGAAGTCCTGGTTGTCGTCCGCCATTCCGGTGAGCAGATTTTGCCACGCCGCCTTGGCGGAATTTACAGAGCCCTCGATGGTAGTCGCTGCCTCGCGCTGTGTCGTACCAGTGATGTCCATTTCTGTTTGGATAACATGTATTGCGTCGACGACATCGGAATAGCTTGACAGATCGTATTTTACTCCGGATATTTTTTCCGCGTCCTGCAGCAGCCGAGCCATTTCCTCCTTGGTGCCGCCGTAGCCCAGTTTTAAGTTGTCGAGCATGGTATAATTCTGCTTCGCAAAACCTTTGTATGCGTTCTCTACATCCACCATGTTCGAGCCCATTTTGTTGGCATTGTCCGACATATCGGTGATTGCCATGTTTGCTTTTTCTGCTGCTTTGTCAGTATCTCCACCAACGGACTGCAAAAGCGACGCCGAGAAGCTCGTCACAGTCTCCATATACTGGTTTGCGGACAGACCGGCAGTCTTATACGCGTTTGCGGCATACGCCTGCACCTTTTTAGATGACTTCTTGAACAGTGTGTCAACGCCGCCGACCAACTGCTCATAGTTCGCATAGGCTTCTGTCGACTGTTTCACGAGTGCTCCGGCGGCAGTCGCTGCGGCAGTCACGGCGGCACCTGCAACCTTGGCAGCCTTTCCAAGTCCGCTCTTGATCTTGTCGCCAACAGCGCCGACCTTGTCACTTGCCTGGTCGTCAACTCCGATTTTGACGAATAATTCAAATAAATTCATCAGTCGTTATTCCTTTCTTCGGCCGTGTCTTTCAATTTGCCGAGAATTTGTTGTTTTACTTGCTCGGGTGTGCGTGTCTCCGGCGGCGGCGGGTTGATAATATCAAGATAAGACTTTGTCAAATAAGACCCGCCAGCCGACTTGGCCGTGTTTTCGGTCAAGATTTTTGCGCAGTTCGTCACATAAATACGAAAGGCCAGTTCTTCGGACTGCCGCTCGATAAGTAACGGCAGAGCGAGAACCAGCCCTTGTACTGTTAATCTTGGCGCGTCAATTAACGCCCTTGTTACGCTTTTTCCGTGGACACGCAGGATTTGAAAAAATCAATCAAGTCCTTATCTTGCGCCATCTCTTTAATGGCGGTCATTGTCTTGATGATCTTCTGCTGCCGCACCTGCTCGAGCGTAAGCCCATTAACAGCTGCGACAATGCCGAACACATCATCTTTGTGCTTTTTCAGCAGCAGCGGGATGAGTTCGGCGACTTTTTCGCTTGCAATAGCGATCAACTCCGCTTTGGTGCGGTCGCCGTCCGTGCCCTCCAGCTGCATACGCAGAGAAGCAAGCAGCTCCTTATCGCTTAAGATATTCAGCGCATAAATGCTGACTTCGCAAAGGACATCCGCTGCCCGCTCCGTCGTTAGTTCTGAAATTTTCATATCATTTTACCTCCTGTTGAAAAAGTCCTTATTTGCTGGCCACAGCAGCCTTGCCCTGCGCAGCCTTGCTTGCAGCGGTTGAGTAGAATACCATCGGCACGGTCTTTTGGTCGGTGATAGACACATGGCCGGTCAACTCCACAGAAATCTGCCCCTTGCCGTTCTTGGTCGTCTGCAAGGAGAAGCCACCAGTGGACACGGCGTTCTTAAGCTGGATAGCGACCAAGCCGCCGTCGGCCTTGTCACCAACCCACCAAAGGTCGGAGAAGTCCGCCTGCGCAATATCCGCACGGGGCGTGATCTTTGTGGTGTCCGTCTTGTCGACATCAGCAGAACCAAGCGCAAGTCGGATTGCCTCCGGACTTGTACCCAAAGCGGTGAAAGCCAACTTACACTCCCAGCTGTCAAGGTGCTTTAACTCTTTCATACCGTTGGGACAGTTGTCCACATCCTCGCCAAAGTCGGAATAAGTCGGAACACAAGTTGCATTGATACCGCCAGTGGTGGCGCAAATAATATCTTCGTCCGCCGGTTCCGTCGTGGTGCCGGGGGTGAATTTCTTTAGCAGAACGCCCGCGTCAAGCTGCAGGTCGTCGAAAGTGCTCTCGGGAATAACAGCAAATTTACCCATTTTTCAAAATCCTTTCTTAATTTTTTGTCAAATATTCGGCGGTGACATTTATTATCTTCCGCCGGATTTGGTCGTCGTCCTGGTCGGACATATTCTGCGCAAACGGCGTGCCCCGCTTTAGCCAGATATAGCCATCAGCGGCGGGAATGACCAATCCATCAAAGCCGATTGTCTCGCTTATCTTTTCGGCCATAGCATTGCACGGCTTCCAAGTCGTTCCCCTATACCACAGCGAAACGGAAATACTGGTGTCTCCGCTTCCATCAGCGTGGAAACTGTCCGTCACAAGCGCATAAGTCAGATACGGCAGCGCTGCACCCTGCGGCACTGTTGTCTCCTCATACGCTGGCAGGAAACGCTCAAAAAACGCCTGTACTGCTGCCGCCTTGGTCTTCGCCATTTGCTTTGTCCTCCCTTTTGGACTTTACTACAAAACTACAAAAACTACATAAAAACAAGGTTCCGTATTTAATATATTTACATATATATACCCCTCTTTATATTACTCTCTAAAACTTTGTAGAGTTTGTAGTGAGAGTATATAAAGTACCTTGTTTTTTGGCTCAACGGCGCCGTTTTTGGTGGACTACAAAATGCCACTACAACGCCGTCTACAACGCTACATTCTCGCCCACTGACGGCTTATTTTAACCGCCAATACTGGGCGTGAACTCCTCCGCCGTGACCTGGAACACCTGGAAGCTGGCGGATTTAGGCGTCATCTTGTCGTCTCCGTCGGAAGTCACTCGGAACACCTTGCCATCGGACAGCCGCTTGAACACATCGTAATAGTCAATCCGTGTGCCAATCGGAACAGTGACAGTGTACAGACTTGTAACGCCTGCCTTCTCTGCCGTGCGGGCTTCCATTGAACTGTCAAAGGTAATTGCAGCCTTGAACGGTGCACCATCCACCCAGCTGGTGGTATATCCGCCCTCGCCGTCCGGTTTATCAATTTTTCGTACAAAGACGCACTCGGTCATTGCTTGTGCCAAAAGACTCATTGTAGCTTCCTCCATTCGTTTAGGCGCGCACGAAAGACAGTAGGCCAGTCAAGCGCAGCGCCGTTTGTGTCCGTTCCTCGGCTGTAAGAATAGCCGCCAAAACTCTCACTCACAAACGCGCCGGGCTTTCCCGCCTCACTCTCGCAAAACGCCTTGATTTCCCTTGATAAGTCCACCAGTTTAGGAGGTATCGCCAGTGCCCATATCGCCCCGCTGAAAGCCTCGTCGGTCAAATCCAAGTCGGCCTCGGCATACCTATGAACGCCATCGTTAAAGACGCTCCCCACGATGCGGAAGTATTGCCCTTCCTGCAAAAAGTCCAGCGGCGTGATTTTGCCGCCTTCAATTTTGAACTCCCCCTTATGAATTCCGTTTGGAACCAAGAAGTAGTTGTGCAGTTTCGCACAAATTTCTGTCAGCATAGTCACGCCGCCTTCCTTGTCTTAGGTCTTAATTCGGTTTTGTTCCGCTTAGAATGTGCACTTCAAGCCGGCCAGACGCTTGGCGTCAACAACCTTTGCACCGTACACATGCAGACCCTTTACGGCGTCAGCAAAGCGCTTCTCGGGGCGATAAGCCTCGGTGCTCACGATCTGCTCGGCATAGGTGCAAGCGCCCTCATCACCAGCGGTGACGGTAAAGGTCGTGGTTCCGGTTGCGGTCTTGCTTGCGCAGTTGTTAGACATATAAATGTCAAAGCCAGCAGCGCGAGCAACAACGCCGTTCTGCAGCACATCCTCGGCCATAGAACCGCCGGTCTTTACGAAGCGGTCGTCCTGCAAGATGAGAGCGATCATCTCGGGAGGTGCCACCAGCCAACGGCCTACGGTCGGCACATTAGCCTTGTCAAGCAACAGCTTCATCTTGACCACATTCTCATACACATTTGCGGCAGTCAGCGCCACAGCGTCAGTTGCGACAAGGTTGCCATTGCCTGCGGTGATAGCGTCGGCCAGCTGCTTAGCCAGGTAAGCGTCAGCGGCGTCGTTCAAGCCATAAGCTGCGCGCTCCATTGCCTTATCCATCACATCGCCGGCAGCCTGGGCGGCGTCAACATCGTCGACCTGAAAGTTGAAATACTTTGCCTGGTCAATGGTAAGGCTCTGCGCAGTGGTGGCCAGCGTTTCCGGGCCACTGGTGAAATCGGTGTTTTTGGTGTAGTCGCCAATGGTCACAGCACCGATTGTGTTGATCTTAACAGTATCGCCCTGCTGTTTGATGTCGCCCTCGTAGTCACGGTTGACCACATTAGCGAACACATGCGCCTTGTCCAGCGCATTCAGCAGCCGTGCGTTCCAAATTTGAGGGATAAAAGAAGAAATAGCCATCTTTTTTTGCTCCTTTTTCAGTTTAGTTTGTCGATTTCAACGACTGTTTGATATTTTCCCAATTGGCATTGATCTCGGCAGCGGACATTTTCTTCATATCATCAGCGGAAAAAACAGTCTTGTTCTGCGTGTTGCCGGGCGGCGTTGAAGTGTTTGCTCCTCGCTGCCCCTCGGACACGATGAAGTCAGCCCATTCGGTCTTTACTGCTTCTGTCAGCTTGTCAGCACCCTTGATTTCGCCTTTTGCGTCGAGTTCAACGCTGTCAATGTCCGACACTTTCAAAACGCTGTCAATTCGTTTTTCGGAAACTCCAGCTGCCTGTAACATTTTACGGTAAGCCGTCGCCTTCGCAGTGTGTGTTTCCTTAACGCTTGCGGCCTGTTTGAAATCGTCGAACTCTTGCTTGAGATCGTCGTACTGCTTTTTGTAGCCATCGTTATCTCCGGCTGCTTCAAGCTGTTTTTTTGTTTCGTCCAATTCCTTTTGGACACCTGCCAATTCCTGCGCCTTGCCTTTCAAAGTGTCCCGCTCCTCTTTCAGTGCGTCCACCGTGTCAGCGTGCGCTTCGATGATTTGGTCGATTTGTTCCTCGCCAATGCCCATTGCTTTGAGCATTTTTCTTGTCAATGCCATAGAACCTGTCTCCTTTTCCTCGGCGGCTTTTCTTTGCCGTTAGATTTTGTTCTTGCTTTAATTATACAGCAAGCATATTTTTTTGTCAATGATTATACAAAAAGTTAATGATTAAGCGTTGCGCAGGCTGTCCTCCAGTAGCTGCTTGTACTCTTCCGTGTTTTGAGTTGCAGCGTTCCGCAAATAATGAGCAGCCGCCATTTTTCGGGTGCCCTCCTCGACATATAGCGCGTAGTCAACATTGGTGCCGATATATGCCGCCTTATTCGTTGTGGCGTGCGAAATGCTATTCATAAGTCGCCCGGTATCAACTCGGGGAAAGTCCCGCACATTCGTCTTTGCGTGCGTTTCCGCTGCCGCTCCGATAGCTTCAAGCCCTCGTTCGATAGCATTTTGCAGCGCCTTTTCAAATTCTGCCGTGTTGTCTTTCACTGTTACATTTTCGCTCATTTCTTACTCACCTCACTAAGCGGTTTGAAACCTGCTATCTTGTAGCCAAGGGCACAGCGGCAGTTGTATGTGTTCGCCGGGTCTGCCGCCGGGTCACCCGGGTACATTATAGAGCCGATAGAATTAACGAACGGCTTATCCTGCGGCACGGACTTCATATCCAACTCGGCGTGCCAATCTCTCGTCCTGGCGTCGTGCGCAGCAATCCACATTTTGTCAACCACAACGCCTTTTGCTTCCATCTCGCCGAGCATATCCATACGCCCTTTGTTTTCGGCGCCTGTGACAGCCGTCCGTGCAGTTCTGACAGCTGCGTGCATATTCATTTGCTGCACCTTGGCAATGCGGGTTGCGATTTTCGGAATGCTCTCGCCCTGCAAAATCCCTTGCAAAACCTCGGAATTGATCTTCTTCATATTCCACCGGACATCCTTGGCTTTGTTCAATTTCCGCAGCGGCAACAATGAGCGGTCACCACGCAAAATCAAATTTTCAACAGTGTGAGCGTCAACCAACGAAAAGGAAAAGCCACGCAACTCTCGCTTGGCAGCTTTTCCAATCGCATTGTAATTCAAGGCGTAGACCTCCGGCAGCCTGCCGTTGGTGTATTCCAACGCGATCTCGTTAACATGGCTCAAATTCTCGGCGGTCTGTTCCGCAATGCTTTTAAACCGGTCATTCTGTACAGTCGCTTCACGCTTTGCAAATGCCAACTCACGACCCGCCCGCTTGATTTCTGCCTTGTCGCCGGTTTCCTTGGTGGCTTCGTACTGTTCTTGCAAGCTGGCCAGTTTTGGCTCGGTTTCCGCCATATAAGCGTCCCAGGCCTGCCGAACCTCGTCTTGCGTCTGCCGGTATATCCGCCGAATGCGGCGCTCCAGCGAAAGCAAGACCTTGTCTGTTTCTCTGTGTGCCTTATCTGCCAACGCTGGCGCCTCCTTTTAGCGTTTTCTCGTTCACATCAATTTGCTAAACAGCTGTTTATTTTTCGCTTTTCTTTTTCATTTTTTCGGTGATCTTGTCAAGCAGTGCTTGCAACTCCTCATCCGTCAAGGCGTCCAAGTCGTCAGCCTGCCCACTTCCGGTCGGCTCATTGCCTTGCTGGCCTACATCCGGCTCTGCCTGCTGTCCTGCCGGTTCTGCTCCATCAAGGGTGGGGTTGTCGTCAACCTCGATCCGGTTGCCTTCCTCGTCTCTCTTTCGCTTGATGATCTCATCCGCCTGGTCGCCGATACCCAGCAAGAAGCAGACCTGCTCGGTGATCGTTTCATCGTCCAAATACTCGGCAGCGGAAAGAACCATCTGCATCTCCTCCGACTGATTGACGATTTTTGACCGCTTGAAGCTGACGCTGTCGGTAATTTCCGCAAGCTGCAAAATCTTTTCCACAAAATTCGTAACGCAATACTCGAACATATCCGTCTTGCTGTCAAGCGGCTGATACGCCGCCCGGATTTCCGTGGCAGTTTTCGAGTTAGCCGAAAGATCGAGCACATTCAAACACATGAAGTCCTCATACAGACGCGCTTTGATTGTATCTATCGCAGCGTCGGACGCAGCAATCGGCGCTTCAACTGTGTGAGCCTCCACCTGTGCGCCGTCGTCGTCAATATGAGCAACATGCATTGTACGCAGGTGCTCCAAGAACCGCTGGTCATCCTCGTCGTCCATTCCGCCAGCATTGGTGATTGCCCAGTAGATCATATTGCCCTCGTCGACATTGTTCACGAGATTGCTGTTGATAAGGTCAAATGCGTCAAGCGTTCCTTGTCGACCTACTAACTCCGACTGCTTTTTGTCGTTGCCATAAAGCGGAACAATCGGAAACTCCGGGTAGTTTTCAAAGTCGTAAATCTCGGTTCCGTCAGCGATAGAGTGCCGCACCTTCATCTTGTAAGCGGTCTTTGGCTGGATAATCAAGATCTTTTCGTTCGTGCCGGTCGGGCTTAGGTACTCCGTGTAGCCATCGACCTCATAAAGCGTTGCCCGCAGTGGCTTATCGTCTGCAAGCTGCCAAAACCGAATGCCAGCCCGCAGCGCTCCGCTCTCCTCGTCAAACAGCGGGACAAACTCCGTAACATCGAACACATCCAGGTGGTCAAGGTTCCAGAAGCCGAAAGCAACGCCACCAATCAAAGCAGATTTGCCAGCCTTTTGTAACTGGTAGTCGAAATCGTAAGACCCTCCGTGCTGCTCGCCCTGGCCGCCGCCCAGCTTTTCCTTTGTTTTCTTGTCGCCAAAAATAGCACCGTTGCCAAGCAGGTACTGATTTTCCTGTGTAATTGCGAAGTTGAAAAAGTTGCTTGTGATCTTGTGGTTCGGTGCCCATCTATCAACATGAGCGTCACCCCGCAAGTCATAGATCAACTTTTCATAGCGCATTATCGTCGGGTTCAGTCCTCGATAATACTCCCACGCCCGGCAAGCCGTCCGGTAGAGTTGCCCGGCCTTGTGCTGACGGATAGCCGAAAGGACAAACGCCTGCCGTTTGCCCTCAAATGCTCCGCACGCTTCAAGGTCTTGGAAAGTCAAATAAGTAGAAATTGTAACCACCCTTTCGTCGTGTTTTTATTTAGCTACGCTCAA